CATGGAACTGCAAACTGAATATCGTCACCTCCTTTCACTCCAACAATACCAATGATGGTCGTAGGTGCACCAGCCGCTGCCCGGAAAGGGGTAACGACAGACACTGTCAACACACATTGGTGTACTGGAGCCAGGGGAGCTGAACCCATTCCTAGCAGTTCAGACGGCGTCACAAGTTGATCGCGACCGTTGACACAGTAGCGAGGCACTTCCTTATACGGATTGGTATCAATATAAGGTGCTTCAAACTTCTTAAGCTGTCCTTGATGAATATCCCACAGTTCCTGATAGCAATAGTCCTTGGCAATAACCGGGTCCGAATTTGCATATCCAACACGCATTGCAATGCGAAGTCGTCCAGAATGGAATTTGGTGGCTGCTAGATTAAATGAATAAACTAGAGCACCAGTCCAAAAGTTGAACAGCGACGCAGCAGTGAACAGATGGTTCATTGGAAATCCGTTGGTGTCATCATGTCCGGAATAATCAAACTTTCCAAAACAATTAGGCTCCACAATAGTCTTGTAGAGGATAACGTCAGGGAGGTCAGAAGTCTTCCATTCAAAATGATCAACGAGATTTTCACGCTGAGCAATATGTGCAATGTGCATCTCGTCCTCTTCACAGATTCCGAGTGCGTGTGGGACAATTTGTTGATCTCGAGACGCCGCAAGTTTCCTCACGACGGAAATGCCATCAACATTTGGCATATTCTGAGTTGCACCTCTGACATAAACCCCTTCAGGGGCCACCACATCATCGGGCTTGGAAAATCCAAGCAGATTAGTGACAGCTCCAACGGCGTCCGCAATTGCGGGCGCCTCAGGACAGACAGCGGCGACCAGGGGTGTGTGAGCAATGGCCGAAGCCACCTGCACTGTTTCCGCAACAGTTGAAGATGAGTGTGCTTCCTTCGAAGGAATGGGAGCACTACCCACATGCAGGACACCAGTGTCAGTTTCGTGGTAAGTCGCACCAAATGGTTTGACATCAACACGAGCAAACACCTTCAAGTCCAGCACATCGTTCGCAGTTGCAGAAACAAGTGGAGTAATTGCCCACACATAGAATGTTCCGAAGTCAGGGATGTGAGTTTCAGGTCGGTCATCATTAAGTTTCCTAAGATCAAACAGAGAAGTCTGTCCGATCCAAGGTACTGTAAGATGCATTTCCGTAGATTCACACAAATTCATCGCAGTTCCAGGGTTTCCAGAGAAAAAGGGCAGCATACGCGGTCCAGTTTCAGTCTGATAGTTCGTGAAGGTAGAGGGAATATAAGCGGTTGTGCCGTTCATATCACTCTCGTTCGGATAGAAACCCAAACCAACAATGCCACCTTGAAAAGGTTGCGGGTTGGCTTGGACAATTATCGTCGCTTCAAAGTCGCAGGCATAAATACCGTCGAGTTTGTCCTTCCAAACTTTCGGCGTGGCAGAGCCGAGAATCAATCTTGTAGGGATCACTTCAATGATGGATCCCATCAATTGTGTCGTCTGGTATTGAAAGGTGGAAAGTTCAATAGGTCGCGAAACAAAAGACTTGATCGTGTAATCGTCAGTGCCAGCCAGGTCCTTGTAATTCTTGTCTTGGGGGGCAGCAACACCGGTGAACGTGGGCACGTCACCGATGGTCGTCATCTGCAAGACATCAGATGTCGTAATTGTAGTCTCGTTATTTACGAGACCATCCTTCGCAAACTGTTCAGTCACGTTCTCAGTCATTGTTCCTCGGTGTAGCAAGGCGAAACAAGATGCAAACAACAAAACAGTTTGAGCAACTTCCAAAATCAGAGTCCAATCGAGTTGTCGAGAGTATCGGAGCGGGGGTCGTTCAGGGATGTGGGGGATTTGATGAAATCGAAGTTCAATACGTTGTGGTTGTGGGGGTGCTTCCAACACGGGGTCCTCGGGGACTAAGGCGAACCGCCGTGGTGAGACAAGTGCATTTCCATTGTGGAGAGACACTTGCTCATCCACAAAAATGCTGAAATCACCAAGCGCAAGCTCTGAGCGCACTACGAGCCATTCTTTGAATGTACGCAGGCGCTCTCCGTGAGTATTGTAACGCCAATAGAATTCCTTCTTCATGGCTCCTGCCCAGCGGTTGAATGTGCATTCATCATGCAAATACAATTCGCGGACAGCTGTCTCAATATTCACCTTGACACACTGCACTTCATTCAAAGATCTCTTATACCAATTTGGCATTTCGAGAATTGAATTCAATGAAAGCGGGGCAAGA